GTATTCATACTATAATATCTCCGTATATATTATAATGCAAGTAAAATAAGTAAATAAGTATGTTAAAAGATAACCTTATTTACGGCGGGAGGACCCACACACAAACCTAAGTTGAAACTATCATCAGTAGACCAATAATCATAAAATTTTGTACTTTCATCACAAACTAAATAAACAATCCCTGAATTGGTCAAACCTGAATCTGCTTCCGCTAATTCGTGTGTCCAAACAAAATTATCAATCGCCGTAAAAGGAATATCCAAATGTAAGTGAGGAGTAAATCTAGTAAGAATAGCTTTATAACAAGCTTCCAAGCTACGGGCTGGTACAAGACCATTGGGAATGGGCGTTTTGTCTGAAGAAAAGAAAACTCTAACGTTACCAATACCTGCGTGCATAAGTGAGAGGCGAAGACCGCCTGCATACACCGAGTATAATGAGGTCACGATGTTGAATTCATTGCTTTCCATGACTGTTGAGATCTTGTAAGAGTACGTATTGCCACTTGTGGCTGATACGATCCCTGGAGCAACTTGGTAATATTGTTTTAAAACTGTTCTAAAGTCATTAATATAGTTTAAGTTTCCGTTAGAAGAAGGCATAACCTCACAATCTAAATCAAATGATTGTTCTTGATAAAACTTACTTTTAGGCTTAGAAACAGGCGCTATTGGCTTTGCCATTTGAAAGTATGGTGGTGGCAGCTGGGAATCACTTTTCTTTTCTTCGTCTTTAGGAGTCTTCCCAGACTCAGTATCGTCACGCATACGTTGCAGCTTCTGTTCTTGAGTGTAAGTAGTTGGAATAATGTTTATAGGGCTTCTGTTGTAAAATTTAATTTCTGGAGCTCTAACAAACAAAATAACAGTCACTGAAGTAGTTGTTTGAGTAGCCAATGGTCTAGTTAAGTTTATTGATAAATAGGTAGACATATAATCATGCAAATTTTGAACGTTAATATCATCTAAATTATTCTTATAGGTCTTGAAATAACGTCTGTTGTTAGCATTTCTGACAGTAATTTGGAAAGAACGTTTTGAGGGCATGTAACCGTAACGCAGATAACCCTGCGTTGAGATTTGATCCTCGCCAGCTTCTACACTCGTGTAAGTGCTTGAAGAGGCTTGAATTTCAAAACGTTTTCCCTCATCACCGACAATAGAAACAAGGAACTCAATAGGACCAGACCAAAATTCAAACATTTGCGCAATATAGTCTAACAAGGTAACTTGTATAGCAGATGACGTAGCTGTAGGCGTAAAATAGTTTAAAGTTGGAGATGGAGTAACCGGAAATTGCCATAGAGGTGTATCTATGGGAGTTGTAGGAGTTATTTCAAGCTGGTCTAAATACATCCATTTACTTAACAAAGAAGAAAATTTTGTGTCATTTTTATCAAAAATACCAACGGGTTTATAACTCTGCCGATGAGTTGGTGCCAATGCAATAGTAACTTGGGAACCAGAAGCCTGGTTTAGAGAAGGAGCTTGATAGTTTATGGGTATGGATACCATCCCAAAAGAGGGCTTATCAAGATCACTCCCAGCAGTTGCTTTAGCATCTACACTAGCACTAGAATCAGCAGAGGTATCTTCTTCTGTGGAAAAATTAGGCTCATTGTTATCACCCAGTATGTAGTTAACGACATTGTAGGTACTTGTTTTTGTAACCTTGGAAGTACCTGCCCCTTGCTCAATATATTTCTTCATTCCTGCAGTGGTGCAAATGGCTTGCTGATACCAGAATCTGGCACCATTAAACCTAACATCCATGGTCATAGCAACTGTGGATGTTGCACCAGCAACAGCAGAAACGGGGACGACGCTCTGCAATATTAACCGACCAATGCAATTGTCTAAGGGAGCTAGATCAATTTGCCCATCGGTTCTTAATGCTGCATGAAAATGAGCATAAGGAATAGTCATTTCCACAACTGGGTCCGTGTTAGGATCAATAAATGTAGAATATTTAAGAGAGGAAGCTCGTTTAACATTTGTACCAGGAAAACTATCTTGGCTTTGTACTAAAGGAACTAAAGGAACAAAAGAAAGCAACGCCATAGACGTTTGCCAAGATGTAGAATTAAATTTCAATCTTATAGTAACAGAGTCAAAATTATAAACACCATAAGCAACAAAGATTCTCTTTAAGAAACAATTCAAATTGTAAAAATCATAAGGAACAGATAAGTTAAAAATTTGCTCGCCAAACGTGTTAGTAGGACTTAGTGTGGCATTTAATTGGACTGTATAAAATTTGTCGTCTAAAGGCGTGAAATGTTTAGTGGTAAGTTTGTTGTTAGGGAATTTTCTCGAAATTGTAGAATTTTGGAGATTAACTTGATCAGACGGAACAGTCTGAGTTAATACATCTTTGGATATAGCGTCTACCATAGCTGTATTAACAGATTGAATAATCTCTTCCGGCTCCATGAAGCTGGTTTGAACAGGTTGGGTTCCTGACTGTTCAATATAACTCTCATCTTTTGACAGTGAGGGTAAAACCTTGGGAGCTGGTCTGAACTTTCTTAATTGAGAAATTCCCTCGAACTTTTTCTTATAAATTTCAAAATATTCGGCGTAAAGTTTTGTAGTACAATGTATATCGTGTTTGGCAAGATGGTAATCAATAGCGTATTTATATTTATTAAAAGTTTCCTCTCCATACCAAAAGACCTTAGATAAAAATCCATCAACGAACTCACCATACTGCGGTCTCAACAACTCTTCAGTAGTTTCAGTAAATTGGATTCCATTGTCTATGGAACTTAGGTGTTGCAGAGCATACCAAGTATCATCTTCTAATCTATGAAAAGTACATTTAACAAATTCCCATTTCTTAGAATGCAAAGTTTTCATAACAAAATTAGTACCTCCTTTATCAGCTGGAGTGTATTTAATATCATACCTGGATAATATCTCTCTAATAATATCACCATTAAAGAATTCAGACAACCACTGTGGAGTTCCCACAGCATTGTCATCACCCATATACCATTTCCAAACAGCATTCCAATCTTCATAAGTTGCGTTCTGAATGGCTTCAATAAAAACATAAGCTAATAATAGCCAATTGGTATTGCAATTATTAGCAGCAGTCAATAAGAAGCCAGAAGGAACTCCATCGGGTTGTAAGTAAAATTCATCCATAATCAAATGAACACAGCGAATAATACAATCTGCAAGGACTCTACGGATCATAGAATCTCTTGATGTGGCATTACCATAAGTTTCATACCACCAGATCATACACTCAATGGATTCCATATTGATTTGGCCAGGAATGCATTTATCATAAGCCTCATAATCTCCATCAGTGATATTGTGAATGTTGTAAGTCGATGCTTTCTTGAAAATCATGTCTATATCAGGCGACGCAACATCGATACCTATAGCATGGGCAAAATCAAATTTCAACTTTTCAAACCAAATAAGAAAGTCACCAAAATATCTACGAAATAAAATCTCTAAAGCTATATTTCCAATTTGAAACAAACGAACCTTATTGGAAAATTTAGTACCTGAGGCAAGCTCACTTTTAGGATAATCAATAACAAAAACATTAGACAAACGATTTCCTAGGGCAGCCTGCTCTTCCATTTCATCTATGTATTTTCGTAAGATATCTTGACCAACTTCCAAATCTCCTTTATCATCTTCTTTAAACCAAAATCTTTTACCAGCCTTTGCAGCAGGTCGTAACTTGGAGAATATGGGACCATCGGAACTAGTCATATTTACACCAGTGGAAACACCCGGTCTCCCATTTATAGCTTCTTTCTCAGTAAGTACAAGAGGGGTATACGGGTGCAATTCCATTAGTTCGGAGTATTTGCGTTTCATCCATGAAGAGGCTCGTTCAACTAAACTAGGCTGTAGAGCTTTGCGAGGCCTTACGGCTTTCAAGTTCTCTAAAATTGGATCTTGCCTAGATGGTTGTCCTGTCTCTTCATCAACGCGGGATGTTAGGGGGGAAGTCCTACTCAAAACGACCGGAAATTTGCTGGCATGTCCCCACGGATATAATTTGGGGTCAAAGTGAGTAGGGGTATTAAAAATCGTGGGTTTCATTTCATTTTCACGGGGCAGATAAGGTCTTATAGCCGGGTCTGCTTTACCAATATAAAAGGCAGGGTGACAGATAGTGAGATCTGGCAAACACTGCTCTTCTGAATTTTGGAAAGCATTTTCCAAACCTGTTACTGTAGTAACAACAGCGGAATCAACTACATTAATTTCTGGTTTAACAAAATCTCGTAACATTTCAACTGTGATGGGAATAGATTTGGCTATAGTGCCATTATATTGGCCAACGTGCATTCCGTAAAATTTTCCAGAAGATGCGTCATACATAAGTCCCCCACAGTCTCCTTTTGAGGTTGACATAGTGGAAAGATTACCTTCACAAAAAGCACGTTCAGGAGCATCTCCTTCTAGCGTGGTTTTAGTGAAAACACGGCCTCTAGCATGATTGATCGTCATGACAGATTGACCGTTTTGTAAGGACTTTGTAATTAGCAAACACTGGCTATGCTGGCTAGTTTTGAAGATTGCGCTGTTTTCAGCGAAATGATTATGCCTATGTCTGGCAAGGGGTATTTTGCTTCGTGGCAGAATAAATCCGTATATGTCCATAGGTAAGTCGTTCGAGTCACGCCAGGTAACAAGATCACTTAACCGCAGGTCAATATCTACGGTATGCTGACTATCGGGTAACATAAAGTGAGCTGAAATAAGATCTTCATCGTTAAACATGTCTTCACAATAATGTTTAGGCCACAGAACAGCAGAACCTCCAGGGTATATACACATTCCAGTCTGAGACTTATGTTTGGTCGTGAACGTGCAAAATCCTATCATACTACAGGCAATAGTTTCTGGGGGAACAGCATTGTACTCCTTGTACGATGGGTCAAAGTCTGCATGAGAGAAATCATTTAATGCATCTCTATCAGCCTGGGTCATTATAAACTTACGTCTAGGATTCCACCCTGCTGCTCTTTCCTTCTGGTATTCAGAACCTCCAGAAGGACCAGAAGCTTCTTTCTTAGAACCACGAAAGCCTTTGCCTTGCTCAACAAAAACATTAGCCGTTTTGAGAACGAGAGCGACAGAGATAAAGACGGTCGCTGTTATAGCACAAGCCTTCCAATGCTGTCTAATTTTATCAATTAGCCAAACAAATGGATCAGGACGAGGTTTAAAAGTACCGTAAGTAGAGGGGGGTAATTCCTCTTTTTCTATTACTGGGGTTATAGCCAGAGTATTTTCATCATCAGTTTCCACAAAGAAAGATTCTTGTGGTTTTGACTGTTCTTGATACACTGTAACTAAATTTCGAAATACATCTGTATCTATATTTCCACCAGTACCGGAAGATACATAAACTACACCATGCCAAATAATAATTTCATAAGCTGGTAGAACCCTATTCGTGCAATCAATATTAATCTTGTTCATATTTAAGGCTCGCCAGGCTGTCATAATTAAAGACATAGTATAAGGTCGTGACAGCTGTACTATATCCGCAGCTATAGAAAGAGGCATGGCATCACTTACAGCCTTCTCATAAGGGCTGTAAACATAAGTTAAACTTAAAGACTTTGCTGTATAAAAAACAGAAGCGTCTGTAGTATTCGGTAAGGCCTGTTCATTATAATCAACAAATAATGTAGGAATCATTCTTGAACTAATAGCTTCAAAAGTTCTGTATTGATTTGACACAACCAAACTAATATGGTCAATCAAACCCTGGAAATTCAAAAAGCTACCAGGTGTTAAAGGTTTTTCTGTCAAAGGATCAAGCACTTCAAATTCCAAATGGTCAAAGTTGGTCTTACCTTCAGTGGCTTCTATAAGCCCATCCGAATCTAGGTGGCCCTTATTATATAAGTGATTATACAAAGGGTTCAAACGCACTCTGACTAAAACATTTCTTCTTCGTTTATAAGATTGTAAGTTTGAGAAAAATTTGCCAGTAATATGCCTTTGATCGCTAGTGTTTGAAGTAGTGTAAATAAAGGCTGAAGTGAACTTATCGCCCTTACTTCCGGTTACCGGGTCGTACAAGGATGCCTGGTTCACAGGAAAAGTACCAACTGTAGTAGCCTGATGTATATACTGAAAGAACAACGGCTCATCCTTAACGTCTAAAGATTTACCAATGTCATCAAAATACACGCCAGACTGACCCCAGTAGCCATCCCAATATTGAGCTTGAGCATTAACAACATGCAAAGCACCATTCATAGCTCTCTTACAACCTAAATAATCCTTACGGTCAAACAACGCTTGATTAATATGGGGAATAACAACAGATTTTCCTATGCCAGGGTCTCCATATAAAGCAATCCAAATAGCAGCTGAACGATTATTAACTTCATTTATTTGCTTAAGTTTACCTAAATAATTAGTTACGGTAGTATATTGGGTTTCATATTCAGCAAAAGTTTGTCCTGAGTAAACAAGATTTTCTGCTGCAGTCTGTAATCTAGCCGCGTGAGCAGGTCTAGCAAGAGTTTCCTGATTAAATTCAGATATAAATTTCTTATAAGACATCATCCATTCCTCTTTCGAAACTCCCGATGACATAAGCTCACTAATAGCAGAAGGGATAAATTTCTGCATCCAATGAGATAATTTGGACAAACTGGTGGTCAAGTCAGCATACTTTTTAATTGGTGTTGCCGTCTTATTAAGGAGGTCCAAACTACCAGCCGCTAGAGAAGTAATGGCTTTGATGCTGAAACCAACGCCTGCTGCACTAGCAATAAAGTAACAAATGCCCTTTTGAATTAATTCAAAAGGTGACCAAGACTGTTCCACGTATTCTGAATTCTCACCAACTGAGCTTGCGAACACATTGTAAATAACAACAGCAGTAGCGGTAGTTGCACTTTTAATCAACAGTAAAAACATGTAAGCTGCCGCTGGAGCCAAAGTCTGCAGGTAATAAAGAACAAAGCCTGCCAATAAAACACTGACGGCGATAGTGACTACCTGTTGAGATAGTTTCTCTACTGTTGCTGTAACCAAGGCACTAACTTGGGTTTTTAAAAAATCAAATAGCTGAAATGGGGCATTCTTAACTTTCGTACAAACGTCATCAACTATTTTCCAAAACCAATCATATGCTCCAGGTTGTGGAAGTCCATCTTGGGTGGTCATAATACCATGTCGTGAGTTGTAAATCTGTCTACATGCTTTTGCTTGCGGAGTATCAGGACAGTCACGGACGCAGTTTAATAATAACTCGTCGGGTAGATCATTTAAAGTTGGTATAACGTGGAGAGTCTTAGATTGCCCCTTCTCATTATAAAACGTAGCAGAAGTAAGACTGGAAACAGAAGAGATCCAGCTATCTATCCACTCATCTCTAATAGAAGCATTTTGATAGGCAACACGAAGAGAAACAGGGGCTTGCAGTTTTATCAACTCATGGATTTTTAACCTATTATTTTTAATAAATTGATTAACACTAGCACTAAGAGTGAAATTTAATGTTCTGCCGATGGACTCAAATGTTTTTGTCGATGCTTTTTGACTACGAATGTGCTTAACTTGATTCGCGTCAGTCCACTCTACACATTGATGGTGTCGGTTGTCCTTGTAATAAACAAAATAGCACTTTTCACATTGACCAAAATATCTGTCCTGTTTAACGGGGTTCCAGAAAACGGCATACCACCAGGCACAAGTACTAAATATGGAGGGGGGTACGATAATCTGCCCACTTGGAGGAGTGGGCGGTGCAGGAATGGAACTCCAGAGAGGACCTTTAGGTGGAACTAGAGGTGCTGGTGCCACCATAGACCGTGGTACAGTAATTTCTTTGGGCTCATCCGGAGGGATTGAGGCGGTCAAAATGGTCGATGTAGGCTGGGAAACTGAGTCAACAGTTTGGCCCAAAGAGGCAGATTGAAGAGAAACGGAACTAACAGAACTAGTAGACACTGAACTAACAGGGCTAGAAGATGCTGAATCAACAGTTTGAAGAATAGCAGATTTCAATTCTTCATTTCCAGAATCGTCACTCTCGGAGGAATCCGGAGCTGATGGGTCTTGCAAAGCTTTCCTAGCAGCTCTAGCTTTCTTGCGATTTAACGGTTTATCAGTAGGAGCATACGTTGCCTTAATATTTCCATCATATTTTTTAGCAAAGGCATCGGCAGGAGAATCTAAAGGTCTTGTTGATGTACTTGATTTTCCCCAAGCAAGTTTGTTCCCAGGCTTGGATTGTTCTTCATAATTTGACAGTGAGGAAGAACTAATAAAAGCAACAGGTCGTGTTGCACGAACTAAAGAAAAAACGGAAGGATTGCAAATCATCTTTTCGAATTACGTATACACTCAAGTATGTTGTAAAGGAAAATAAAACAATCAAAGAAATAGTCG